CAGAAGAAAAACACAACAAGTCAGAAAATCTGTACTTTTTAGGAGCAAATACTGTGGAGTTCGTATCTACTGACCAGCCACAGAAGATTAGAGGTCGTAAACGTAATTACTTGTTCATTAACGAGGCGAACGAGGTGAACTACGAATCTTGGATGCAGTTAGCCCTTCGTACAACCGAGAAGATTGTGATTGACTATAACCCATCAGATTACTACTCTTGGATATATGACAAGGTGATTCCTCGTGAGGATGCTGATTTTACCATCACTACTTACAAGGACAACCCTTTTTTAGAAAAAGCTATCGTAGATGAGATTGAAAGGCTTAAAGATGCCGACCATGAATACTGGCGAGTATATGGTTTGGGAGAAAGAGCCATCTCGGAAGCGACTATTTATACTCATTGGAAACGCAGAAGAACTTTCCCAGAAGGAGGGGATATATTTTATGGTTTGGACTTTGGCTTCAACAATCAGACGGCACTCGTTCGTGTCAAATTCTACGATAACGAAATGTATGTGGACCAGCTCATTTACGACACTAAAATGTCAACAGCCCTTTTAATCGATAGGATGAGGGCTTTGGGCTTAGATAGGAACTCAGAAATCTTTGCCGATCCTGCAGAACCAAAAACAATATCGGAAGTAAATAAGGCAGGGTTTAATTTGAAGAGTGCAGTTAAAGATGTGTTCGCAGGAATCAACAAGGTAAAGTCTTACCCACTAATAGTTAAGAGTGATTCATTAGACTTGCTTGATGAGATTAAAAACTATAAATGGAAAACTGATCCTGATGGCAATACTTTGGATGAGCCTGTGAAATATCGAGACCACTTAATGGATGCAATGAGGTATGCCATATACACAAAATTTGCGAAACCGAAAAGAGGATGGGTTGTATAGGTTAAAAATTGTTTACTTTTGTAAAAACATCTTATAGCGTGAAATTTACTGAATTTGTAGGTAACTTAAATCCTTTCAAGAAAAAGGGTGTTACTAATATTGGCTTTCCGTCTAATCCACTAGCAGACTTCGCTGGTTTAATCAAGGGAAGAGTTCTTTACCCTGATATTAACGACAAGAAGTTCGTAAACGATTATTGTAACAATAGTGAAGTATATGCTGTTGTTAAGAGAATAGCTAAGACAGTATCAACTGTTCCATTCTATGTGTACAGCGTTAAAAACAAAAAAGCGTTTAATCAATATAAATCTATGATTGCTAACGCTTCCTCTACTGCTGACTTAGCAAAAGCAGAACTTGTTAGAGTTAAGGCAATAGAAGAGGTAGCTGATTCTCCATTGAATGATTTGTTACAACAGCCTAATGAATACCAATCTTTTTCTGAGTTAATAGAGAACATGATTGGCTACAAGTTGATTACAGGTAACACTTATGTTTGGGCAAATAGATTGTCTAATGGTAAGGTACAAGAATTAGTATGTCTCCCATCCCAATATATGGCTATCATCTCCGATGGCACTATTAATGGGGTTGAAGGGTACACATTTACTTTGGTTGGATGGGATAATTTACCAGCAAAGGATGTGATACATCTAAAGTACTTCAACCCTTACTTTGATACTAACGGACAACAGCTATACGGACTTTCACCTTTACAAGCAGCATTTAGAACAGTACAGCGTTCTAATGACTCTAAGGATACATCTATTGGTATGTTGCAGAATCAAGGTCCTAAAGGTATCTTGTATGCTAAAGAAGGTAACAATGATTTCGGACCAGAAGCAGCAGGTAAATTAAAAGAAGATTTCTACAATCAGTACGGAACTAAGACACAAGGTGGTATCGTTCAGAACGCTGGTAGAATATTAATAGCAGGTGCTGAGTTAGGTTGGTTGAACATGGGATTGTCTCCTGTAGATTTACAATTGTTAGAATCTGAGAAAATCACTCTTAGAGAACTTTGTAATGTGTACGGAGTAAACTCAGCGTTGTTTAATGATCCTGATAACAAGACATATAACAACATGAAGGAAGCTAAGAAGGAAATGTTAACGCAAGTTGTACTTCCTGAGTTAGTAGCTATTCGTGATGCTTTAAATAGATTCTTTGGTGTAGAAATGGGTAGAGATACCTATATTGACTTTGACTTAACAGTGTTCCCTGAATTACAAGAGGACATGAAAGAGTTGAGCTCAATACTTTCTCAATCTTGGTGGATCACTCCTAACGAGAAGAGACAAGCAATGCGTTATGACATTATGGAAGATGAGGTAATGAATGAAATCTTTATCCCTGCAGGTTACTTGCCAATAGACGAGTTAACTATGTTACAAGATCCACGCAACGCACAACAACAAAGCGACTATAACAGACCTCCTGTTAAAAACGAAGGTTTTTTTTTGAGCAAGAGTGAAAAGTTAGATGAGGTTTATGCTAAATACAAAGAAGTAACTAACATGAGTTACTCTGAGTTGGAAGCTTGGTCAAATACAGAATGTTCAAAGAAGGCATCTTTAGATAGAAGTCCTATCACTAGAAACCTAAGATTGCTTTCTAAGAAAAAAGAAGAGTGGACTGCTAACGATATAGAAGATGCTAATAGAACGATTAGCTTTGTGAGTAGAATGAAAGGTGCAGAGCAAGGACCAGAAGTTTCTATGGGCTGTCCTTCTAAAAGAGATATATCATTAAAAAATTGGGCTTACGATCCGTCTAAGTAATGGCTAAAATACTAAACCCTTCTCAACAATTTGCTTTGCAACAAAAGATTGCAAGAAAATCAATCAGAGAATATCAGCCACAAATACAGGCGGTATTACAGAAGGATTTTGATAAAGCTGCAGATTTAGTAAAGCAATTAGGAGCACAACAAACTGTAAATAACAGACAATCATTATTCGACTCACAATCGATTAATAATATTTTACGAAATTTGTATGAGAACGTGGGCGGTTATACCGCAATGCGTTACGAAAAGATATTTGACAAGTATAAAAAAGAAGAGTCTATAGACTTTGATCCGTTAGATATTGCTGACGAATGGTTGGCTTTTATGCTGTCTTATTGGACAGCCATAAGCGGTACGAAGATGTTTGGTATTGAGAATACTACGACAACTGAAATATCAAGAATCATTAATAACGCAATACGTTATGGTCAAGAAAATAATCTTACGCAAAGAGAAGTGAACGATATGGCTATAAAACAGCTAAAAGAGGGTAAGGTTAATATTTCAAGAAGTCTGTTGATTGCTCGTACAGAAAGCCATCAAGCTTTAAGTACAGGTGCGTTTGCTCCAACTAAATACGCAGTAGTTCCATTGCAAAAGCAATGGGTACACTCTGAGTATATGGGTGCTCCTAGAATGTGGCACTTAGATTTAGATAGACAAACTAACCCCGACTACAATGGTACGAGAATATTGGTGAATCAACCATTTATGGTAAACACACCAAATTTAGGGGTAATACAAATGCAATATGCACACGATGCTTCGGGTGGTGCTATAAATAACTGCAACTGCAGATGCTGTACAGTGTATATTGCGTAAACAAATAAATATGAGTAATTTTTATAACAAAAAAGGAGTAAGTGGTGCACCGATTGATATGTCGGACGACTCAAGAACAATAGTAGTTTACTACTCCGCATTTGGTAATGTAGACAGCGATGGTGATGTAATCACTCCTGGTGCATTTACTAAATCATTAAAAGAGAATGGTCCAAAAGCTAAGAATAGAATTTGGCATTTGTTTAACCATTCCACAGAAAAGCCAATAGCTAAACCATTTGATATGATGGAGGATAGCTTTGGTTTAAAGGCATATGTTAAAATGCCTAATACAACTTTGGGTAGAGATACTTATGAGTTGTATAAAGATGGACATATTACCGAGCATAGTATAGGCTTCCAAACTGTGAAGTCTCAAGCTAAGTCAGGTTATAATGAAATCTCTGAAATTAAATTGTTTGAGGGTTCCTCTGTTTTATGGGGAGCTAATTCTAATACACCAACAGTAATGGTTAAATCTGAAATCAAAGCTACGCTTATTGACGAGATGGGTAAAACTATCAAGTCTTTAAAGAATGGCTTTTATACAGATGAGACATTCGGTTTGTTAGAGTTAAAACTTAAGCAATTGCAACAATATCTTGCCGAAATGGAAGATGAAACATCAGTTCCTTCAGAAGAACAACCGCCAGTAGAAGAACCTAGTGACTTGCAACCACAAGGCGAATCAGAAGATGAGGCATTGGAAGAAGAAGAAAACCCGATGGTTTCCATTGAAATCGAGATAAACAAATATTTACAATCATTTAAAATTTTCAACTAATGGTAGAAGAAATTAAAAGTGCTTTCGAAGGTATCAAGTCTGAATTAAACGGACAATTCGATGCTGTGAAAGCTGAAAACGCAACTGCCGTAGATGCAGTTAAATCTGAATTAGAAGAATTAAAATCTCAAGTTGCTGTAGTTAAAGATGCTGCAGACAAATTAGAGGCAAAAAACAATCGTATTAAAATGAACGAAAATCAAGCAAAAGGCTTCAACGTAGTATTAGGTGAAGCAATCGAAAAGAATGCAGACCTTATTGGTAAGGTAGCTGCTGGTGAAATTAAGTCTACTAAGTTTAACTTAGATACTAAGACTGTAGGTACAATGACTGAAGCTACTAACTTAACTGGTGACATTCAGCGTTCTTATGCTAATCAAGTTTATGCTTTACCTTCTCGTAAAGTACACGTTAGAAGTTTGTTACCAGTAGGTACAATCTCTACAGGTTTATTCACTTTCCCTAAGGAAACTGGTGGCGAAGGTGCTCCAAATGTACAAACTCAAGGTAGTGCAAAAGCTCAAGTTGATTTTGACATCACTATGGCTGATGCTGCTGCTCAGTTCATCGCTGGTTACACAAGAATCTCTCGTCAAATGTTAGATGATGTTCCTGCAATGACTTCTTTCTTACAAGCTCGTTTGTTAGAAAAGTATTTAATCGCTGAAGATGCTCAATTATTAAGCGGTGATGGTACAGCTCCAGACTTACAAGGTATCTTAGGTGTTGCTTCTGCTTATGCAGGATCTTCAACTGTATATGTTGCTCAATTAGTTGAGTCAGTAGGTCAAATCGAAGCTGCTAACTATCAAGCTAATGGTATCTTAGTTAACCCTGCAGATTGGGCTACAATCTTGTTAACTCAAAATACAGATTCTCCTTACTCTTTACCAGGTGCTGTTGTAGTAGGACCAGATGGTGGCTTGAATATCTGTGGTATTCCAGTTTACAAATCAACTGCTATCGCTGCTGGTACTTTCTTAGTAGGTGACTGGGCTATGGGTGCTCAAATCATGCAAAGAGATGGTATTTCTGTACAATTCTCTGAGAACGACCAAGATAACTTCATCAAGAACTTAATCACAGTTCGTGTTGAGGCTAGAATTGCATTCCCTATCTACTATAGCGGTGCATTCGTAACTGGTACTTTCGGTGCTGCAGTTTAGTCTTATACTAATCTAAAACATAAAGGGGTAGCTTAATAGCTATCCCTTTTTTAATGCGTTAAATTTTGACTATTTTTGTAAAAAATATATAGGATGCAAATTGTAAGAGATATTACAACAACAGTAGCCCCTACAGCAGAAG